CAAAGACTTCGTAAGCGTATATTTCAGCGTGATGCGTTTCTTTGTCAGATATGCAAGGCGCACGGTGTATTAACTGCTGTCGAATTACATGGTGTTAACGCTGGCATTTGTGATCATATTGTTCCGACATTTGAGGGCGGTTCAGATGAAGATTCAAACCTGCAAACGCTTTGCAAAAATTGTTCAGCAATAAAGACTCATAAAGAATCTGTCAGGGGTAGGGGGGTCAAAATCTCTACAGGTAATATAGCGGACACCACCGTATCAATTTAGAAAACGCAAACATCATTTTTTTAAGGGGGGGGGTTAAAACATGACAGCATCAATAATCCCACTTAATGATAACGCACAGGATCAGCGGCCAAAGGAGTCTGAAAAACCTGATGTTAATTTATTTCAGGGGTTGCCGGTTGGTATTCCAAGAATGCCAGCAAACATGGATGAAGTTGCGCAGCGTCATTGGCTGCACATCGGTAAGCAGCTCGTTGATCTTGGTTTGTTGTCTCACGTGGATATCGGTCAGTTCAGGATTCTCTGCGAAACCTATGCGCATTACGTCAGAGCAGAAAACGATTGCAGAGCGCAAGGTGAATACCAAGAGACACCGAATGGCTATGAGCAGCTTGCACCGTGGGCAGTTGCACGTGAGCGGCACGCTAATCGCTATCAAAAGGTAGCTGAAAAATTCTTTTTGAGTCCAAAAGCACGAACTCAAATTAAACTCGAAAACCCTAACCAAGATACGTTAGATCTCGAATGATAGACGTTGGCAGGTTGTGGATTGATAGGGCATACCAATATGCTGATGATGTTAAAAGCGGTGCTTTGCCCGCTTGCAATTATGTTCGGTTGGCTGTTGATCGTTGGTTTGATGATCTCGAACACGCTCACGAACGCGGCTTATATTTCAGCGAGTACCATGCAGCCAGATACTTTCGATTTATCGGTAAGTATTGCAGACACTATCAGGGCGAGTGGGAAGGCAAGGTCATCGATCTTGAGCCTTGGCAGTGCTTTATTGAAGCCAACTTGCACGGTTGGATTCGAGAAGACAAAACAAGGCGATTTAGATCCAGCTTGGAAGAGGTTGCACGGAAAAACGGCAAATCCACGCGACTCGCCGCGGCAGGTAATTATTACTTGGTCGGTGATAATGAGCCTGGAGCGCAGGTCTATTCTGCTGCAACAAAACGCGATCAGGCAAAAGAGATATTTGATGCAGCAAAAGAAATGCTCGATCAAGATGCTGTGCTTCGAGGTCTGACAGAAAGCTTCAGAAACGAAATTCGCTATCCAAAGGGGCGCAGCAAGTTTTTACCATTATCAAAAGATTCAAAGCGCATGGATGGCTTCAACG